TAGGATTATCAATATTTATGACAATGGCTGATGATCTAGATAAAAGAATAGTAAAGCAAGAACAATACATAAGAGAATTAGAACAGGAAATAAAAACAACTGAAATGATGTGTGTAAATGACTGATATAGAAAGATTAATACTAACAATAATATGTGAAGTATTAATAGTAATATTAGCAATTAGTAGGGAGGATTAATATGACATGGTTATTAAGTATAGGAATAACAATTATTTTAATTATAGTGTTGTTTGCAATAGCTTGGTTATTAGTTTATTTAGATTATGAATTTAATATACCAGCAGTAGGAATTTTAATAGCAATTTTAAATTTTGTTATTTTAGTTATTTCAATACATAGTTTAATATTTTAGGAGGATAAATAATGTTACAAAAATTAAAAGATATATTAAATACATATACCTTTCAAGAATTAAAAGAAATAGATTTATGGGTTAATTCAGACTGTAGAGTAGAACAACTTATAATAGATGAATATAGCATTGATTTAATAACAGAAGATAGAAAAGTTGAAATAAATAAGGAGTAATAAATGAAAGATGTACATAGTATGGACAGGTTAGAACTAGAATCAGAACTAATAGAGAGAAGATTACAAGTACAAAATCTAATACATGAGATACAAAGAAAAGATGAATACATAAGGATATATTCAGAAGGCTTAAACAAGATAATGGAAGAAAATAGTAAAAAAAAGGTTTTAACGAAGGAGATTGATAAAAATGTTAAAAACTGAGGGAGGACATTTTTGGATAACTTTTGAAAATGGATATACATTAAGTTGTTTTAATGGGTATGGTAGTCACACTGAAAATAACTTTGCAATAGACAAATGGAGAAAAATATATATGGAAAAATCTAATCCGTATGATAATCATTGGGAAAGTAACACAGTTGAAATTGCAATAATAGGTCTTAATGGCGGATTGATAACAAAAGATATTATTGATAGTGATGACAGTGTTAAAACAGTAGATATTAATGAATTAGTAGAAATAATAAACATAGTAAATAATTTATAAAAGGCAGAAGGAAAAAATATGAAATTAGATAATATCAGAAATATATCAGACAAAGAACTATATACATTTATAAACAGAATATCTAATAATAATGGAAGGATATGCTGTAAGTGTGGACAAATAGTATATAGAGATAACAGGGTAACAATATCAAGAACAATAGATGTAGCACCTAAAAAAATATGTTGTTTATGTAAGGCGCGTTATTCTGATTTATTAGAGTGGTTAGGAGTAAATGACTGTGAATAGATTAGGAGAGTGGTTATATTGATTTATTCAAATATAAAACATTACAAATTTTATATAAAAAAAGATAAAATAAATCAACTTGAAAAATATGGCTTTGTAAAAAATGATAGCAGTTTATTTAAAGAATATTTATATATCAATAAATGTGGAACTATACAAAATAGATTATATGTTTATAGAGATTTAAGATTACGATATGGGAATATAAATAGTGCAACGTTAAAAGCTTTATATGATTTAATTAAAGATGATGTTTTAGAATATGAGGAGAATTGATTATATTGGAAATTAAGGTTAATGATTATGTGAAGACTAAGCAAGGTTTAATAGGAAAATTAAAATATACAGGACTTGCCGATTTTGATAGCACACCATATTATATTGAAACTAGAAAAAGAAAAAACTGGATAAATAAATGTAATATTATCAAATCAAGTCCAAACATAATAGATTTAATTGAAGTTGGAGACTATGTTAATGGTATGAGAGTATCTGAACTATTAAAAAGAGGAAGAAAAACAAAATACATAAGATTTATGGCAGATAGTGATTATGAATTTAGTACAGAATTAAAAGAAGAAGAAATAGAAACTATTTTAACAAAAGAAATGTTTGAACAAATGGAGTATAAGGTAGGAAGTGAAGTAAATTGATTATGAATATGCAAAATTTTATAGACGAATTAGGTCAAAAATCGAAATTAGAAAGTGGTAAAGAATATAATTTAGGAATGTTAATTAAAGATTTAGAAAAATATAAAGATGCTTTTTTAGAAGTTGAATTTGATGATGGGACAATACCTACTAATTTTGAAAGTTGGCGTGGTTCTTATTGTGAGCTTGCTTTAAATTATAAAGATAAAGGAGTGTGTCATACACCAACACTATATAGAAATGCTTTTAATACTAATGGCAGTATGTTTGTTGGCTACAAAGGTGGAGAATTTATTATGGATTTAGATACACCAATACATCAAGCAAATTATGGAGAAACTGGTGCAAAAGATAAAGAAGGCAATTATAATTCTAAAAAAATAATTGGTATAAAAAAAGAAATCAATAAGATAATTATTATAACTAGAATTGATGAAGATTAGATTTATTTAAGGAGATGATAAAGTAAATGAATCTAGACAAAATAAGAAAAATGAATGATGCAGATTTAATGCGATATCTAAATAGTGTATCTCAAAGAAATGCACAAGTTTGTTGTAAATGTGGAAAAGTTACTATCAAAGAAAATAGAATTGGAATTTATACATATAAAGGTTGTGAAAACAAAAAATTATGTACTTTATGTTATGAATGTTATGTTAATTTATTAGATTATTTAGAAATAGCAGATAATGATTAGGAGATGATAAAGTGAATTGTGAATATTGTAATAAAGAAAAAAGTTTTGAAGAAGAAGCAAATAAAAGTTTAATTTCTAAAACACTAAAAAATGAAGTAAGTGTAGGATTAGAAATTGATAGAGGCAAATTAGTTTTATGGGCTGACAATTTAACTTATTATGGAACTGATAAATTTTCTCAAAGTGATGATTTAACTAATAAAAAAATAAATTATTGTCCTATGTGTGGTAGAAAGTTAGGGAGATGATAAAGTGAGTGCTAAAGTAAAGGAGAATAAGTATGAATTTAGATAAAATATATGTAGATAGTTATGATAATACTGTATTTGAATATACAGAAAAATTTATTACTCACATAATAGATATGAAAAATAAAGAAGCCTTAAAAACTATATTACAATATTGTGAAGAAAATAATATTATTCCAAATTTAATAGATAAAAATAGATTAGATTTAGTATTAAAACTTGGTATTAACGAGTTAAATAAAAGAGATTTAGAAATCAAAGGTGATAATAATGAAAAATAAAGAGATAGAAGAATTATTAAATAATTTAAAATCAGTTTATGAATTAAACAAACCATTAACTGATAAATATAAAGAAGATTGCATGAGATTTGTTATAAATACAAAAGAGGCTGAATTGTTATTATCATACATAGAACAACTAGAAACTAATAGAGATAAAGCAAGAAAAATGATATTTGATAATTATGGTGTATTAGATAAATATGGTATAGAAATGTTAGATGATATATTAAAAGGTGATAGTGATGAGTGAAGAAAAATATATTGAAATGTTAGAAGATGGAACATTATATGATTATATCAAAGATTTAGAAAAGAAAGCAGAACATCAAAAACAAATGATTAAATCTCAATATGGAACAATTAAATCTATTAACAAAACTTCTCAAAATAGAAAAGAAGCAATAAAAAGTTTATTAGTTCAAAATAAAAAGTTGAAGAAGAAAGCAGAACAAGGAGACCACTACAAACATTTATATAGTGAAGTAAAGAAACAAAAAGATGATGGTATTGAGTATATAAAGAAAAATATTTTAATTGGTTATGATAAATATGGCTTTGATAAAAATATTGTTGCTGGAATAGTTGTAAATGAATTATTAAGAATGTTAGGTGAAACAGATGAGTAAAGAAAAAATAGAAATTAGTCTAGAAGAATACAAAGAATTGTTAGAGATAAAAGGTAAATATGAAGAATTAAAAGAGCATCCTGAAATAAAATATATTTATATTTATGAACCATATCCAACAAAAATAATAGATTATACACCAAAAGTAACTTGGGAATTAAGGTAGGTGAAATAGAATGAATAAAGATGATTATGGAGAAATAATAAATGGTACAAAAACTTTCGATAAAATTGCAGAAGAATTACTTAATTATGGAAGATGTATTATAGGATGGACTGATGAAGGTTGTGACCATAGAGATATATTATTTACATATAAGCCTCATAAATATGGTAATTTGCAAAGAGGATTACACTGGGCTTATTTATATGTAAGCATTATTGATTTTACTTCAATGGGTTTCCTAATTGAGATTAATAATGATAATAGAAAAGATAAAGGTTATATTATGGAAAAATTAAGGTTAAATAATAATCCATGTGATATAAAAATATGCAAGTTAATAAATGGTGTTATTTATAAAATAGATAATAAAATCAAAAAGGGAGAAGATAACAGTGAATGAAAAATTAAGAAAAATAGTAAATCATTATGGGATAAATAAACAACTTAAATATTTTCAAAGTGAAATATTTGAATTAAATGAAGCAGTATTAGACGCAGAAAAGCAATCAGCTTCAGAATTGTTTATAGACGCATGTTATAGTGTTACTAAAACATTAGCTAGTATATTGAAATTAGATGTAAGCGGATATAAAGATATAAAAAGAGATCATATAAAGGAAGAAATAGCAGATGTAATGGTTATGTTAAAACAAATACAACTATATTATAATATTCCAACTAATGAAGTTAAGGAAGTTATGAAATCAAAAATTGATAGGCAAATAGAAAGGATTCATAATGATATCGATGTATGATTTAGAAGATAATCTAATAACAGTATTTGATACATACAAAGAAGCAGCTAAATACTTTAATACTTCAGTAGGTGTAATTCGATGTTATATATGCAGAAGTAGGCAAGGTAAAATTAATAAAAAAAGAAATGGTAATAATTGGTGCAGGTTGTTTAAAATGGAAAAAGAATAGGAGGATTTAAATGTATAAGCAATTAAAAAGGCAAATAGATGAAAAAATAATAATTGATAGAACCATAAAAGAATTAACAGAAAGAATAGAATTTATAATACATAAAAAATTAGGTTTAAAAGGATCCAGTTATTCTGACATTAAATTAGAAATGATAGGTATAACAGAAGATAAATATTTACAAGCTTTTGCTAAAGTTGAAAACTTAGACAAAGATAGAAAATTGCTTATAGAAGAAAAAAACATAATAGTAAATTATATAGATGATATATACAAGAGTATAACTAATATGAATAATTTAGAATTAAATGTATTCAAGTGTAGATACATGTTAGGACTATCTAATAGACAGACAGCTGAGAGGTTAGGATATGGAATAGATAGGATAAAACAAATCAATAGAGAAATTGCAAAAAAACTATAACATTACACTTTTATTACACCTCTAATATGCTATAATGTACAAAATGGAATAGTTACGAAAAAGGTGCTTAATAGCACTTTTTTTAGTGGGAACCTTGCAATAGTATTTTTTTTGAATGCACCTCCTTTACTCGAATGCATTTAGAATTAAATAATAACTATATCTATCCTTTACTGGTGCAAGGCAAATATTCTTGATGTGGATTAGGGAATATAAACAATTGTTTTTCTTAGTGGGCTGCCTATATTAGGCAGTTTTATTTATCGCGGGTGTAGTGTAATAGTAGCATACAGGTCTCTTTAGCCTGTGGAGTGGTGCAAATCCAACATCCGCTACCATTTAAAGTAAGAAGGTGGTATCAAAGAAAAGAAAAAAGAAAAAAGATAATGGAAATCAAGTAGGTAGACCAAGAGCAATAGGAGAAAAAGAACTACAAAAATTAGAAGAAGCTTTTATGATGGGTTGTACTAATCGTGAAGCGTGTTTTTTTGCCGATGTTCGTGAATCTACTTTTTATGCATATTTAACTGAATACCCTGAATTTTTAGAGAGAATTAATATGCTAAAAGAATACGAAAAAATAAAGGCAAGAATGGCTGTTCATAAAGCTCTAGATAAAGGAGATAAAGAAATGGCTAAATGGTATTTAGAGAGAAAAGCCAAAGATGAATTTAGCACTAAACAAGAATTTGATGGCACCGTTAATAATAGAGTTGAAATCATAGACGATTTACCTGAAGCAGATGAAGATTAGTACTCAAATAGCTCCTTCTTTTAGAAGAACATTTAAAAGTCACAAAACACATCAGATATATGCTGGAGGAAGAAATTCAACTAAAACATCTATGATTTCTTTAAAGATAGTATACAACTGCATAAAAGAAAATGACTGTTCTGCAGTAGTGTTAAGAAAACACCAAGTAGATTTAAGAAAATCAGTATACAAAGAAATTAAAAGAGCCTGCAGAAGATTAGGATTAATTGAAAACATACACTATAAAGCAAAATTAGCACCAATGGAAATAACTTTTTTTTCTAATGGAAACACAATATATTTTGCTGGTGGAGACGATTATGAAGCAGTAAAAGGAACAATTGATGAAAACAAATTAATAAAAATAGTTTGGTTTGAAGAATTGACAGGATGGAAAAATTCAGAAGATATAGACCAAATTATAGCAACATTTACGCGTGGAAATAATGATTGGTTTATGGCTTTATATTCATATAATCCACCAAAGAATAAATATCATTGGGTTAATAAATGGGCTATTGAAAAACAAAAACAAGACAATGTTTTATATTCTTTAAGTGATTATAGAACTGTTCCTGTAGAATGGATAGGAAGAATCGCGATTGAAGAAGCTGAAAGAATAAAACAATTTGATATTAAAAGATATAGATGGATATATTTAGGTGAAGTAATAGGACTTGAGGGGATGATATATAATCCTGAACAATTTGAATGGGTGGAAGAAGATTATATAGACAAAAACAACGTAAGAATATTATATATGGACTTTTCAGCTGATGGTGGACATCAAACAAGTGCTACTACATGCGGATGTTTCGGCTATGGAAGTGATGGATATTGGTATTGGTTAGACACCTATTACTATAGTCCACACGAAAAATCAAAAAAGAGAGCACCATCAGAATTATCGAAAGATATATTCAATTTTGAAATAGCAATGCTAAAAAAGTATAAAACTAGTCTTGATAGAGAAACAATAGATAGTGCTGAAGGAGCATTAAGGAACCAAATATATTCAGACTACGGAAAAAGATTTAATCCAGTAAATAAGGGTAAAGATAAAGAAGAATTAATAGATTATTCAATTACATTTTTAAGTAAAGGCAAAATAAGAATAATCAATAATAATAACAACAAAATAGTAAAAAAAGAAATAGAGAATTATCAATGGTTAGAAGGTAGTGTTGAAAAAGGTAAGCCTATACCTGATAAAACTGAAAAGGAATTTACAGGTGGAGAAGAATACTTTAACATTTATTCAAATGATATAAGTTATTACTATGCAGATCATACTTGTGATTTATACCAATATTGGGTAAAAGATAATTTAAGAAAATTAGGTATAAAGGAGTAAACATGAATCAAGAAATAATAGAAAAAATAATAGAATACTTAAATAAATTAAAAGCACAAGATAGAGTAAGCCTTAATATAATTCCACCTCATATAGAAGAATTTTGTAGTATGATGGATGGAACTATTTTGGGAAAAATGGAAATGGACATTCACATAGAATGGGAAGATTTCTTTAGTAAGAAGTCAAAATTTGATGATGAGTGGAAAAAAATAATGAATAATAAATAAGGCGGTGATCTAAAGGAATTATATAATAATATTCAACAAGTATTAAGTAAGAAAAACATAAATGTAGTAGTAGGAACTATATATGATATGATGGCAATTTGGAACCAATATTACAGAGGTAGTGTAAATGATTTCCACTACTATAAGGCTAAATTGGTTGATGGTAAGGAATGTTTAGTTGAAAGAAAAACTTTAAATATGCCAAAGAAAGTATGTGAAGATTTTTCTAATCTATTATGGAGTGAAAGAGCAGAAATAAAATTAGACAATAAAAAGAACACAAAAAAACTATGGGATGTATTAGATAGTAAAGAAAATAGTTTTAGTACTAATTTTTTACCATTTCTTGAAAAAGAATATATGTATGGAACAATGGTTACTGTTGAATATAAAAAGGAAGGTAAAACGATTATAGATTATATAGATGGAGATGTTGTTTTACCATATAAATATACAAATTCATATATTAATGGATTAATAACAGTATCACGAAAAACTGAGGGTACTGAAAACAAAAAAATATATTATACATTACTAACTTATCATGAATATGATAATGGAAAATATAAAAAGGCAACTGAATTATATAAATCAAAAAGTGAAAATACATTAGGAAAAGCAATAGATGTTGCTACTTTATATCCTGATATTGAAGAAGACGAAGTAATAGAAACAGAACATCCAAGATTCCAAGTATGGAAATTACCAATAGCAAATAACTTTGATACAGGTAGCCCAATGGGATTATCAATACTTGCTAATCATTTAGATAAATTTAAAGCAATAGATATTAAATATGATGGATTTGACCACGAATATGTAAGTGGTAGAAGAAGAATATTAGTAGATAGAAATGCAGTAAAAAAGAAAGCTACAGGAGTAGATGACAACAACAATATCATTTATGCTAGCTATTTTGATACTTCTGATGATATCTATGTAGCAATAGAAGGAATGGAAAATCAACCAGTAAAAGAGATAGATTTTAGCCTAAGAAATGAATATATAGAAGCTATTAATACTGAATTAAAATATTTAAGTGCTGGTGTAAGACTAGGTAATGACTTTTATTCATTTGATAAAGATGGATTAAAAACTGCTACTGAAGTAGTAAGTGAGAATAGTGATACATTTAGAACTAAATCACAACATCAAATTCCAATATACAATGCTTTATATGATTTAGTAGCAACTATATGTGAAATGGAAGGTATTAAGTATAAAGAAATATCTATTACATTTGATGATAGTATTATACAAGATGAAGAAGCACTAATTAATCGTGGAATTAATCTATATAATGCTGGTTTAATAAGTAAAGAAAAGTTCATGACTAAATATTTACATTATGAAGAAGCAGAAGTAACAGATGAGATAGAAAAAATACAAGAAGATAATAAAATAATTACACCTGAAGGAATAGATTTCTTTGGTAATAATGATAACGAAGATGAAGAAAAAGAAGAATAGGTGATATAAATGTCTTTAGAAGAACAAGTAGAAAGATATTATATCGATATGGAGAATGAACTTCTCCTAAATATTGCTAAAAAAGTAGCAGTAGATAAACCTATGGAAATAGATAAATGGAGCTTAGAAACTAATTCACCAATTGTAGGTTCTGGTGGTGTAAATGAATGGCAACTAGAACGATTAAAAGAGTTAGGTGGATTAACTGAAGAGAATGCTAAAATAATAGCTAAATATAGCAAAAAAACTAAAAAAGATATTGAAAAAATATTTGATAGAGCTAGAGAAATAGGAACAGAAGTAGATAAAAAACAACTAGAGCTAGGAATAAAAGCAGGAATACTAAATGAAATTGATCCAGTAGTTGAAGATATAGTAGTAAAAAACATAATTAGTAATGCAATGAAAGAAATGTTAACAACATTTAATAAACAAAATAATAGTTTATTAACAAGTGCTGGAAAAGAATATACAAACATAGTTAATAAAGTATCTACCGAAGTAATGGCTGGTACAAAGACTGTAACAAAAGCAATGCAAGACGCAGTCACAAAACTAGCAGAAAAAGGTTTAACAGGCTTTACAGCAAGAAATGGAGCACAATGGAGCCCTGAAGCTTATACTAAAATGGTACTAAGAACAAACACTAGACAAACAACTAATAAAATACAAGAGGAAAGAATGCGACTAGCAGGAAATAACTATGTAGAAATATCTCAACACATGGGAGCTAGACCATTATGTGCAGAAGACCAAGGCAAGATATTTTCATTAAATGATGATACTACACCAATAGAAGATGGTTTAGGAAATAAGATTAAAGTATATGCATGGAGCCAGTCTTCTTACGGAGAACCTGCTGGTATATTAGGTATCAACTGTGGACATTCAAGATATGCTTTTATACCAAATTTAAGCATCCACAGAGAAAAAGAAATAAATAAAGCTGAAAATGATGAAGCATATCAAGAAAGACAAACACAAAGATACTACGAAAGACAAATAAGAAATAAAAAAAGAGAAATAGAAATGCTAAAGGAAACAGGAGCAGAACCTGATTACATAAAATCCAAACAAAAACAATTAAGTAGTTTTAATAGCCAATATAATAGTTGGCTAAAAGAAACTGATAGATATAGAGATTATGGTAATGAATGGATAGGTACAACATTAAATAATTCTAAATTAGAAGAAAAAGCAAATAAAAATTATGAAAAATGGCAAAATAAAAAAGAAAAGGCAAAAAATCCTAAAACTATAAAACTTGATAATGTACAATTGCAATCTACATTCTTATATGATAAAATAAACATACTTCCTAAAAACGTTGATATTGAAAAAGTTGTAGTAATAAGTGGAAAAGGAACATCAAGCAATATAAGAGACGTTAAAAGATTGGTATCACAATATGGTGGTAACAAAGAAGATTGGGAAAAGATGACGGGTATGATATATGGCAATGCTTATAAGTATGAGGTGCATTGGTATCAAAAAAATGGAGTTCAATATGATATGAAGTTGAAAGATTATCCTGTTGAAATAAAAAGGAGAAGAAAATGAAATTAAAATATATAGGAGAATCGTTTGGAGCAATGTCTCTAACCAATGGAAAAGTATATAGATGTTTAAGTATAAAACCAGAGATGGATATGCTAAAAATTATAGATGATAGTGGAGAAGATTATATATATCCAATAATAAATCCTAGACCACTAGATGAAAAATCTAAAGGTGGAAAATGGGAAATAGTTGAAGATAAAAATGATAAATTAAAAAAAGCTTTTGAAAGTTTAGGATTAAGCACCAAATAAGGTGCTTTTATTATGCTATCTTTATAGGTAGCATTGAATAGATATATAGTTTATATGGTAAAACGAGTGAGTCCATTCCTAGTATGAAACAATAAGAGGAATAAAATGGCATTTATCAACCTATCGTGGTAAGAAAAAAGGTTCGATTCCTTTTTATATCTATTCAATGGTGCTTATAAAGGCACAATGAACGATTATATCGTTCTTTTTTTATGTCTTTTACTTAATTAGACATTAAAGAAACTAAGGTGTGGGAATTACTTTGTTACCCAAATAAAAAAATGGAGGAAATATGGAAAATAAACAAGAGCCAGTTACTCAGACTGAAGAAAAAACTGAGGTGACAGTTACAGAACCTGTTGAAAAAACTGAAAAGACTTTTACTCAAGATGAAGTCAACGCAATGATATTAAAAGAAACAAATAAATTAAATAAAAAATATGAAGGTGTTGACTTACAAAAATATAAAGAATGGGAAGAAAGTCAGAAAACTGAAACTGAAAAGCAAACAGAATTGACACAAAACTTAGCTTCCACTACTAGCGAAAGAGATTCTTTAAAAAAAGAAAATCAAGTTCTTAGAAGTGGTGTAAATGCTGATGATGTTGATTATGTTCTATTTAAAGTTTCAAAAATGGAAGGTGAATTTGAAGAAAACCTTGAGAATTTCTTAAAAGAAAATCCTAAATATCTTCAAAGAGAAGAAGTTGCAGCAGCTCCTAAAACTACAGGAGTAGCAGTAACAAAAATTAAAAAGGATGAAGAAGATGGAGTAATAGCAATATTAAAAGCTAAACATCCTGATGCCTTTAAAGAATAAGAAAAGGAGTGATGAGAAAAGGCAAATACAGTTACACCAACTAATGGTACACATTTAAGACAAGAAAGATATGCTAGTACAGTAGTAGCATTAATGAGACCTGACATGCATATCAGAAATTTATTTAATAGGGATTATGAAGGAAATCCAAAAGCAGGAGCAGTTAAAGTACCTGTAAGAGCAGAAGTAACAGTTGCTGATTATGACGTTGTATCAGGAACTACTTTAAATACATCTGCAACTACATATTTAGATATTCCTATCAACAAAAATAAAGCAATTAATGAGTTGATAGATGGTTATGAAGCACAGGCAGTACCTGATAATATGGTTGCCCAAAGATTAGAAAGTGGTGCTTATAGTTTAGCAGCACAATTAGAAGCTGATACTATAACAACACTAAAAACTAGTGGAAACTATACAGCTTCAAAATCAGCAGGAACAGCTTCAACTGCTAATACAATTTATAAAAATATCTTAGATGATATAGCACAAGTAAAGAAATTAGGTGTTAAATCAAAAGATATAAAGGTTGCTATCAGCTATGATACTGAAGTATTACTATTAACTGATAACAAATATTCTGATTCATGCGGTCAATTAGGTGACAAACAAAAAGAAGAGGGAATTGTAGGTAGAATCAACGGTTGTGACGTTGTAACTGAAGACTTAGGTAAAATAGGAAGCGGTCAAAGTGCAACTGATGTTGAATACATCATATTTGCACCATTATGGTGTTCTGCTATTGATGAATTTACTATTAATCCAAGAGTAGTAGATATCAAAGATGATGTACACGTTGGAGCTTCTAAATTAGAAGGTCGTATGGTTTATGGTACTGCAATAACTAATAACAAGGCTGTTGTTGTAAAATAGTTTTTTTAAAGGAGTGGTAGAATGATAGACGAACGAGAATACAGAGAGTATTTAGGAGTAGATACTGCTCCTTCTAATTTTGATAGATTATTATATCTATCTATCCAAGAGTTACGTTCTATTATGGTAGTAAATGTTCCTACTAGTAATGATCTAACTTATGAAGATTTCAAAAAAGCTGTAATGGAGCAAATAAGTTTCTTTGATATAAATGGAGACTTAGTTGATTCAGTAAGTGGAAGTGGAGCTTCATTAGGTAGTTATCACGAAGGAAGTAATTCAAATGAAAACAATAATTCTAAAAGTATAAATAGAATAAGCCCAATGGCATACAATATTTTATTGAATGCAGGGCTTTTATATCCAGGATTAGGAAGGTGTTAATATGGTAAAGGTAAAAATTGGTGCAATTACAAAAGAAGTAACAGAAGGTGCTTTAAAATGGTATGAAATGGCTGGATGGAAAGTAATTGAAAATACAGAGAAAAAGGTAGAAAAAAAAGAGACAAATACCAAAAAGACTACTACCACATAGCTGTGTTTATAAAGAGTATTTAGGAAATACAGGCGAAGGTGATGAGTGGGGAGAATCAACTAATTTAAGATTTGTAAAAATTGAAGATAATTTAAAACTAAATATAACAAGAAATGGACGGGAAATAGTAGCAACGGCTAGAATGTTTTATGATTTAGTAAATTCTTTAGGCTTAACCGCTGCTCCTATTAATAATAGTAAAGTTATCTTTAATAATAAAGAATATAAAATAGTTGAAGCTTCCACTCTTTACCCTGATTCTTCAAATGCACATCATTATGAGGTATTATTGCAATGAAAAAATTTACTAGCATTGAAGCTGCACTTAAATGGGTTGAAAAGGATGTAATTCAAAAAGCCAAAGAAGACGCAGTACCAATTATCGCCGAACAGATATATAAAGATTCTAACGAATTTACGTATAGAAAAAGTGGCACTATGTATCAGTCTGGAGAGTTGCACTCTCAATTTGAAAAAGGGCTTGTAATAGAAAGAAGTCCATACGTTAGAAGAAGATATTATGAAGGTGGTAAAGCAGGAGCTGGTAATAGACAAGCCCAACCTCGATGGTTTGAGAAAACTATAAGTAAATATAAAGACGATTACAGGCAGATGTTAGTACTTTCAATAAATAAAGCAAAGAGGGGATAACATGAATATCGAAGAATTAGTAACTTTGTTACGAACAGAAATACAAAAAAAAAATATTAAATGTTATAGTCCAGATTTACCTCAAAATGATGAATTATGTTGTGCTATCCAATTAGGAGAAGGAACAAATCAAAGTTCTATACCTCAACATATTCTTTATAGTGAAATACCATTTTATATTTTAATAAGAGGCACCACTAATGATACTGAAACACGTAGATTAGCTGATACAATATTTAATCAATTACACTTTAACAATGATTTATCATTAAATAACACACATATTACATTTATGAGATGTAATACACCTAACTATGCTTTTAGAGACGAAAATCAAAGAATTTATTACAATATTAATTGTAATTTAAGAGTAGAATGGAGTGATTAATAAAGTACGAAAGTTCAATTAATAAATTTAAATTATTGTTTGATATAAGTTCAACTACTACTGCACAGTACGAAGATGTAATAAATCTAAATTTAAGTTATGATCAGGGAGAAACACTTGATACATGGCAAGATTTATACTCTTTCTTATCAAACAACGTTAAAACTGGATTAGACCCAACATGGTCTACTTCAGTAAAAATGAAAAAATCAAGTGCTGTATGTCAATTCATCTTAAGTAAAGAATTTGCAGTAGGTGAAGAGGCAACAGTTAAAACAAGAATTGTTAATTTACTTAAAGGTACTAACGGAAAACAAATTGATTTTACAGCAACATTAAGTAATATAACTTATGAAGCAAATTCAGAAGAAGTTTTACAAGTGGATTTTGATTTAAAAATATATGATAATTCTACTTTTGCAGAAACAGACTACGTAGCACCAACACCATAATTATCTAAAGGGTAGGCTCTTAAAGTCTACCCTTATTTTTTATATATAGAAGGAGAAAAAATATGTTAAAAGTAACAAATAAAAAATATGAAATAGAGGAATTGATTCAATTAACAAACATCAACGAAAAAGGAGAAGAAGAAGTAAAATATGAATTTACCATGCAAATAACTGAGAGTGAGTTATTAGAAATAAAAAACATTCTATTCAGTTTGGGAAAAGAAAAATATAGTGATTATATAAAAGCAACAGCAGAAGAAAAAGAAAAACTAGAACAAGAAATTGGAGAAAGCATAGAAAAAAATGATGAGAGATTTATAGATATTTGTTTTAAGAACCATAAAGACAATTTTAAAGAATTAGCAGGAGAATATAAATTTGAAGAAATGATAGAAAACATTAGAGGATACTTTCTAAATTTTTTTATCAACAAACAAATATCACCAGTAAATACTCAAATTACCAACCTTGTGAAGAATATCAACAACTTACAGAACTTAAAATAGATGGTAAAATATATAAATTTTATCCTACCTTTAAAAGGATAATGAAAATATTCAAGTTATTTGAAGAAGATAATCCTTATAAGTGTGAAAGAGCATTAGAGCTTTTAGGTTTAGATATTAAAGAAAATCAAAGATATATTTTAAATGAAATTTCTAAATATTTGTTTAATCCACAGAATGGTGGAAAAGCATTAAAAGAAAGAAACTTTGATTTAAATTATGATTACAAATACTATTTCGTTGATTTTTGGAAGTTCGGACTTAACTTAAATAAAGAAGATATAGACTGGTGGGAATTTGATTCATTACTAGAAGGCTTTATGTTAGATGACAATTCCACTATTTCAAAAGTTTTATATTACAGAACATATACTAAACCTTCTAACTCTATAAAAACACAAGAAGAACAAAAACATCGATTTATGATGAAAATGAAAAATAAGTATAGTCTACCAATTATTCAAAATACCAATGCTTTTGAAAAAATGTGGGGCTATTTAGAAAAAAAGGTAGGTGATAAATAAGAGCGACGCAGAAGTAAAATTAAAAGTCACTACGGATAGCAATGCTTCTGAAAAAGGAATGAAAAACCTAAATGAAGAAGCTAAAAAAACACCTGGTCATTTAGATAAAATTAAATCTGTAGGTGCAACTGTATTCAAAGGCTTAGCTGTAGGTGTAGGTGCAGCAAGTACCGCATTAGGCGGATTAGTAATGAAATCTGTTAGCATGGCTGGAGAATTAGAACAACAATTAGGTGGTAGTAAAGCTGTTTTTGAAGACTTTGCTGATACAGTACAAAAAAAAGGTGCTGAAGCTTTTGAAAAAATGGGTGTTTCACAAAATGATTACTTAGCTACAGCAAATAAAATGGGTTCATTAATGCAAGGTGCTGGCCTAACTGTAGAAAAATCTATGAGCCTATCTACTGACGCAATGCAAAGAGCTGCTGATGTAGCTTCCGTAATGGGAATAGACGTTAATGCAGCAATGGAAAGTATTGCAGGAGCAGCAAAAGGTAACTTTACGAT